AAGCAATTCTGCCGGAAAAACTAATATCCAACCTTCTTGATGTGGTCCCATTTGAATTGTATAACTCTTGTGATTACCCAATATATCAGAATAAGTAAATTGAAAATTTGATGCTAATGGGCAATTAGAGTTCTTAGAGATAGGTATCTGAGATTGTTCCTCATAATTAGTTGGAATTTTCATCCAAACAACAAATGAAAATAGTCCATCGTGTTTGTGAATTGGATTAAACTCGTGCTTGTTTTGAAAATTAACCCAAAATTTATTCAAAACCATAGATTTAGATCTATTGGAATTTTGGTTTTGAATCCATGGCACACTATCTATACAATCCATATACCACTGTGCGACTGGTCCGACAACATAGTTCATAAAATAATCTTCTTCATCAACTAGAAGAAGGCTTTTATCAATGTTTCCGGCAAGTTCGGAATTAAAATTTTCCTTTGCCTTATGCACATAATCCCATAGACGATCAACTATGTTTTGTGGCAACTTAGTTTGATAAATTGGAATATTGGGCAAATCAAAAGTTTGCCATTCCAATCCCATATCTTCAGGATTTTCCATTCGTCAAAGAGGATTGGTATATGCAAGGCAATCTTCACTTACTTGACTGCGAACAATTTCCAGTACATTCATAAACTGGTCAATAGTCTCACATTCCACGAGTTTCTCTCCACCATTACTAGAATAAAGATAGAACTTACGTGCCAGAGTATCCACGACACAACGGGACAGAAACTCTTCGGTGTTGGCAGGCATTTGGTCTTGTTTTGATTACCCTGATATTATAGGGCAGATGGGGGCACCTGTCAAGGGGTCGGTGTCGGTGGCCAAATTGGATTCTTTGGATCTTCAGTATTTCCCGGAAGATCCCTAAGTTCCTGACGATAATTTATCCAAGCAGTTTTTTGTTCTTCTGTTAATGGCACATCAGGAATTTGTGTCCAATCACATTTAGAAAGTTTTCCGTCTCTTAAAATTCTCAATTTTTTCCAATAATCTCTTCTAGATTCTATTGCTTCTTCTTGTGCTTCTTCTTGTGCTTTTTGTTCATCAGCAATTCTTTGTTTTTCATTATTAAACATTTGAATTGCCCTTTCATAAATCCCAAGTTCTGTAATGAATTCTACAGGACCATTTCCAGATTCATCAATCTCATAATTAATACTTCCTCTAGTACCATACCATATAAGATAAGTCACATTTGATGGAATCCAAGAAAAATCTTGTCCTGTAACATTAAACAGGGTTTCATTTTCAACTGTAATATTTTTATTTAAAACATCAATAGATAATACAATTTTCATTTTTCTTTTTCTTCTTCTAAAATATTTATTGGTGAATTGAGTGGAGTTACTTGTGCAGGAACAACTCCTTGTTGAAGTGCCTGAACATAAAGTTGCTGATTCTGTTGATTTCCTTTTACGACTTCATTACGGAAAGACTCCACAGCAGCACCAGTTTGATTGGATTTTTGTGCGATTTCTACTGCCATTATTGGCATCCAAGTTACGGCACATCCCCATTCATCTACTGGTTCTCCAGTATTAGGATTGGTTCCTCGCATTTGTGTATACCAAGAACACTTCAATCCAATACAATCTTTTTTAATGAGGGGACAAAAATTGCCCGGTTTGATTTTTGCCATATTTTATTTAATTCTTACTACAAATTATAACATCAATGTACTGAACTGCAAAGTCCATTGCTGCTCCAGCAGTACCTTGATTATCAGTTGTAAAGGAGTGTGTGTGATTACTATTTGTACCAGCAGTAGTCCAGTCGGTGTACCATGGAACGTTATCAAAATCGCTACCTGAATTGGAACCAGCATATGCATTTGGTAGACCAGAATTTCCATCAACTTCTGCAAAATAAAAGTTTTGAAAATTGTGACTATGATCTGCACTGTGCCCACCAGTACTTCCACCGTGAGCGTGTTGTGGAAGTGGAACAGTTCTAGAAGCAAATACACTTGTAAAGTTGGATGTACCCCCAGAACCTCCACCAGTTCCAGAAACTACTCGCATAGCCTTGTTATCGTGAGTAGTTTGTTTTGTATATCCTGTTGGAGCAGTTGCCTGATAAAATAATAAGGTTGTTCCAGCAAGAAATTCTGCCGTTGGTAACACTAATGTTGCAGCAGTTAAATATGTATTGGAGTCTAAAGTGCCATCCGCCTTTAAAAATTGATTAGATTTGCCCGAAGAAACACTAACGGTTTTGCCAGTAATATTACCACCGACACTAATATTACTAAAGGCATTTACATCACCAAAAAAGGTGGCACTATCATTAAAAAACGTCGGTGAGCTGTAATAAAAATCTTCTTCCATTTTACTTATTCCGCAAGAGTTCCACCAGTAGCAGCGCCACCAGTACTTACAACATTTGCCGATGTTGTCACATTAGCCCGATTGAGTTCTGCATTTGAAAGAACATCATCGGCATATTTACTATTTTCTGTGGCAGCAGGTGAATCAACATTTGGATCGGAAGTTGAGGCACTATCACTTACTGATGCAACATTACTTGCCACACCACCATTAAATACCGATGAGATCTTATCACTACCAACAAAAGTTCCGGCAAAGGCAATTTCACCAAAACTTGCTCCTTTTGGTACGAGATTTCCATCAATACCATCAGAAGCAACAATTGTTCCTTTTAAAAGTACTCTTCCAGATCCAGATAGTACATTAATATTTCTTCCAGCCACAATATCAATGTCCTCATCAGCATCTAATGTAATGTTTTGAGCACGAATTCTTACTCTTCCACTCTTTTCTGCCGTAATACAAACATCACCGTTTCTACCAGTGATCATAATATCAACACCACCACTGCTCTTCTGACCCGCAACGATTTCTATAGACTTATCATTGTAAATCTTATAGAGACCGCCTTCGGTAAGTCCAGTAATAGCAACATCTTTACCGTCCGTTACACCATATAAGGTATATACATCAGTTCCATTCACCCCCATCTGGGGGTTTGCTACATCAATTCTAAACTTTGGACCAAAACTTGTGACTTGCCTTCCTTGCCAGTTTTGATTTTTTGTGGGTCTTTTAGCCATTTATGAAACACAATCAATTGATTTTGTAGGAGTTCCAATTCTCTGAGTTGTTGTAAGAATTGATCTGAGAACTGCACCAGATCCAGTACTTGAATTAACAGTGAGAACTGGAAGATCACTGACTGAATTATTTATTGGGGTAATCTTAGTGATAGATCCATTATACAGTTCAAACGCAAACTCATTACCATTCTCGTCGGTAACTGTATCATTCTCGTTATAATCATTTCCAGATTCTTCAACTATAACATCATCAATAAAGTATGGAATTTCTTCATTAATTGGATAGTTTTCACCTTCCGATACAATATAGATGTACTTAATTGTTCCGTCATCATTCAGAACAGCTCTTGCAACGGCACCATAACCTTGACCACATTCATCAACAATCTCCACATACGGTGGGAACTGATACCCATATCCAGGATTTGTGAGTTGAATACCAATAATACTTCCGGTTTTTCTTCCTGTTTCCCCAACAACAGAACCAAATAAAGGAATGGCAGCACCACCCAATCCACCACCACCAAAAATATTAACAACTGGAGGACCACAAGATACTGGAGGTCCGGCATAGCAACTGCCAGATGGACTCTTATTTCCAGGTGTTTTGCTAAGTGCCGCCAATTCTCTGAATGGTCCGACTACATCCTTTGCGGTAGAAGCAACCGCATTTGCAACACCTGTTGCAGAATTCACGGCACCTATCAATCCACTTGCGGCATCAATTGCATTATTTGCAACACCAACACCTTCAGTAGCCTTACTGGCAGCATCCATAAAGTTGGCACTTGCTAAAATATCATTGAAATTATATGCAGCAGCATTTTTAGCTCCAGAACCAATCACCCACTGCTTAACCATTCCTTGCGCCTTTCCTTTGGTCTGATTAGAATCTAAAACTCCGACCAAACCTTTAATTGCATCAGAAGAAGTTCTAAGAATACCAGATACACTGAATGATGGGAAAAACTTTAAAATACTTCCAATTCCACCAAGAACAGAAGACATCCCTTGACTTGCCTTATTGATTACATCATTCACCAGAGCACCAGTAAATTGTGTTGAGGCACAAGTTACAAATCTCTTTTGGTTATCAACAACGGCATTCAGTAATCCACTAATTGTGCCACCCAGACTACCAACGATTGAACCAGTCAAACTGCCAACAATCTTTTGGATGCTTTGAACAGGAATAACCATTGCATTTTGAGCCGCAACACCTGCCTTATGAGCAAGTGCAGGTATTTTTGTTGCGGCAAGAATTAAATTATAAACTTGGCGATATAAAAGTTTAAGTCCCTTATTGATAAGTGGGGCAAGCTTCTTATAAAAAGCAGTTATCATATTACCAACCAATTGATTAGATATTGCCTGAATTTTTTGAACGACAAACCTAACTTCATTTGCCAGATTTAAAAAGATTGCACTAGCATTATTAATTTTATTCAGTAAATTGCTAATCTCTGTTGATATTTTACTGATTACGGTATTATTGCTACCATCGGCAAGTTGAATTGTCTCACCAATTCCAGAAAAATAAGAAATCTCATCAGATCCAATTACCTTTGCCTGTGCTGGTGATACATTTCTTGGAGATTTTTGAGCATCTGCTGTTTGTTCGTTGGTTTGATCGGTTTTGAGTGCCTTACCATCATTCTTAATTTTGCTGGTATATCCAGTAAATGGTTGGAAGGGTCCAGCATTTTTGGAAGTAAGAACCTGAGAAGTTCTACCAAAAACTCCCATAATGACAGGAATTTGGGCATTATCACCATCAAGAAAGAAACCAAATACTACATCACCAGGAGCAATCTTAACCGTTGTGGCATTATTTCCCGCACCAGATCCAGCAGTTGTAGAGATTAAAACTTGTGCCCAGGGCAAATCTTCGTTTGGAAGTTCGGTGATATCATAAGGATGATATCCCATAATACGAACTTTAAATCTATTTCCCCATCCACCCTTATTAATTTGATCACCATGAGCACTCTCTGGTGGAACTTGTCCAATCCACCAACGAAATCCGTCTCTTCCTAGAAAATTACTTTTTAAAAGGGAAGCTTCAATCATTTTGTATTATTTGTTCCGTATTGACCGAATGTATCTCGTACCAATTTCATTGAAGTATATGACCCATTAGTATCAAAATGGTGACACAGTTCTTTAATCATATATAGACCACTTTGTTCCTTATCATATTCTTCTTTCTTTGATCTTGAAATAGTTGGAAACTTACAAGAGATAATATCACCAGCTCTCAGATTGGTATTGGAAGGAACAACCATACTCAATGTCTGAGTGAATAGAATATTATATCTCATAATTGACTGAGATTGATATTTTAATGGATCCGAATTTACATCAGTTGAAACATCCTTCTCCATCGTCCCAACATCTAA